GAAAAACATGTAGTAGAAGATGATGATGCTGAGAAAAACAAATTATTAGCTGGCCTATCAGAAGCTAAACAGGAGCTTGACAAGTTCCAAGGACCTATAAGAGACTATACATTCATAAGGAATGAGCTTGTATGCAAGTTATATTATGAGTTCGGAGTGAGTGCAATAGCATTAAGTAATCTGTCCGGGCTATCAAGACAGATGATACATAAAATTGTTAAGGAAAATGATGGCGAAAAAATATACTAAGGTTCTTAAAATTCCTGAGCAAGATATAGATATGACTGTCTATGCAGATAGTAAAGAGGAAGCAGAGGAGTTATTTTCTAAGGAGTTAGAGACTAGAAGCATACAATTTAATAAGGAGGAGGAATAAATAATGGATGATAAAACAAGAAAGAAATTACTAGCACCCTTTCCAAAGTCGGTAGTTAAACAACCGCCTAAAGGAAAGTTCGGTTCTTATGTAAACCACGCGGTATATGTGGAGAGGTTAAGAGATAGTGGCGTTGACTACCAGTGGGAGTTCGAACCTATCATAATAAAGGACATGGTAGTGGCCGCTTTAGGCAAGCTTATCATTGAAGGTAAGGTATACATGGGAGGTGGTGATGTAGAAGCACCCCAGTTACAAAGAACAACCATTGGAGAAGCTCTTAAACTTGCTGAGAGTGATGCTTTTAAAAGGGCCTGCATGAGATTCGGTATCGGCGTTGAGCTATGGTCCGGGACTGATGACCCTTATGTACCAGATAAACAAGAACCAATAGAGAAGACTGGGCGAGTGAAGGATATCCTTATAGAAGCTGAAGATAAACCTAAGATGACTAAAGATAAAGAGGACATCAAGGTATTAGAGAAAGCTAAGGAGGACTTTGCTAAGGACATAGAAGAGAGGCCTGCTCCAAAGATAACAACAACAGCATTAAAAGATATGGTGTTTGTATCTTGTAACGAAGATAAAAACTTTGCTAAGAAATGTTGGAAAACATCTATGGATATGACTATGTTAAAAGTTAAAGTATCAGATGATGTAAGCAGTTGGAATGAAGCAACTATAAAAATATTCTTAGATAATGTAGAACAGTTTGTTAGTAATTACGCTGATGAATACAAGGAAAGAAGTGGTAACTCAGATACTGTCAATGATATCATTGATGTACTTGATGCCAAGATTACTGAAAATAAGGAGGAAGATATGGGAGAAGTAAAAGAAGGACCATGGATGAAAGATGCAGCCAGTGAGAAACAGTTAAAAATATTTAATGACTGCCTTACTAAAGCTATAGATAATGGTGATGATGAACTAGCAGCTAAAGCAAAGAGTGCTTTATCTAATGGTTCAATTAATAAAGGCAACATCTTTGACTGGGTAGATACAGATTCATGGAGCTTAAAAGATGGCTCGTGACTAAGTGTCTAAGTTGTAATGTAGGCGAGCTGGATTTATTTGGTGAGCCTACTAACTTAAAAGATAATTATTGTAACGATTGTAGAAAATATATAAAGGAGACAAGATGATAGATTTATCGAAGGTAAATATGCTAGAACTACTAGCAGAGTTAGAGAAGAGAGGTAGTTTTAAAACAATTATATTTAATAAACCAGATGGTAAGCAAGAGATTGCTGCAATCTTACCTTTAGAAACTATGACTATTACTAATAAAGAAGTAATACAAGAAGAGGAATAATGTATAGACCTTTACCTGATTACTTGACCATACAACCAAGCAAGATAGAGGGTTTAGGTCTATTTGCAATTAAAGATATACCTGCTTATGAAGTTATAGGAATGACTCATGCTAAATGGTATGGAGAGCCGAACAACTTACTGCGTACACCACTGGGTGGTTTTATTAATCATAACGACAGACCTAACTGTGAGATACAAGGTAATATGACACGACATCTTTATACATTAGAAGATATAGAAGCAGGTACAGAACTTACAGTTAAGTACACAATGTATAACTTAGAGGAGGAATGATGGATAAATTTGACAATACTTTTGAAGAGAGAAACAAGAAAAATAAATACGATATGGCTGATGATTGTATGCAGAAGTTTTTAAACAGTGAAGGCCTTGTAGAAAATAAAGATTGGATGAAGATAGGTACAGACCCTAAGACTAATGACATGAACATGATGTGGTTAGCGGTACAGATATTATTAATTCCTGATTACATCTTTGTCATGAAAAATAAATTATATCTAGCTGAAGTTAAAGGCACATTAAAATTTAAAGAGAGTGACTACATACACTTAACTGAGATGTATGAAAGAGCTGCTCCATTCTCTAATGTTAAAGTTGGTATTACTTATTTCGCTCATCCAGATGCTGACCCAGTATGGTTGTCTTATGAGAAGATACATAAGCAATGGAATGACCAAACAGTGCCAGTAAAATACTATCCTGAGTTAGATTTTCAAGGTAATAAGAAACCATACAAGGTATTATTAAACAACTAAAAGCCTATAAACATTGATGATATGGCCCTTCGAGGATGCCCTTAAACAAGAGTAATATTCTAAGTGGCACTATGTACCACACAAACTATACGATTCTTAGGTTATCCCAACCTTTTTTATTTATTGTGAATGTTAAGACACCGGGATGGGACCACATACCAGACCGAGCAGTAAAATCTATACTCTTATCTAATGATGGTGACTGAAACCAAGTTCTATCTCCCTGTTGCTTAGCTCTGAAGTGATGGTAGTGACCTGAAACTAGAATCTCACATTCACCAGCTGGTAAGAATCCATACATCTGTCCCTTCCACCAGTTCTCTATTTTGTTTTCTGCATTCCCCGAGCCACCGCTCATATGTCCATGCGTAAACCCAGTCTTGATTCCTTTTATGTCTAACACTTGGTGAAAACCAGTAGGTACTTCTACTCTTACCTTCTTGTATCGTTCAGGGTTAGCCTTCATTATCTCACCGCATATCTCTAGGTGCATAGTATCTGAGTTATCTAATCTGTTAGTTGTAACCTGACCTTTAGCAGACCTTGACATCTCACCATGATTACCCGGTACACCTGCTAGCACTAGCTTGTCAGCCAATGGTAGAAATGTATCTATAGTCTTCATGATAAGACTTCTTGCTAGCGCATACTGTTCTATTAAAGTTAGCTCTATATTATGTGGCTGAGAGTCATAGAATCCATAACAATTCTCTGTTAAATCCCCTAGTCCTACCATGTATATCTCATCAATAGCTACTCCTGCCTTACGCAGTTCCTTAATCCTGTTTACTGCATCTTGTAGGGCAACCTCGTAGCGCTTAATGGTGTTCTCGACCCCATAATCTTTCTTACCTAACTGCCAATCAGCCATAAAAAACATAAAGGCTGTGTCTCCACCGCTGTATTTAGTTTTTACTGGTGCTTTTTTCTTAGCTTGCTTAAATAATTCTTGGAAATACTTGTCGTGACCTGGTGTTTTCTTTCTAACAATACCTTTAAACGCATAGAATGTCTCTACTTGACCACCTTTAAGCTGTGTATTCCATGAACTGGCACGAACTGTGCCTACGATTTCATATTTCTTGGGGTCAAACTTCCATTCTCTTAGTATGTCATCATACTTTGAGTCATAGTCTGGGTCAGTGCCTACATGAGTAAGCTCACCCATACCTGTTTGTGGATTGATATCATAACCGGGCATCCACCCAGCCTTATAGAAATTATTACCTAACTGTTCGCTAGTATACTTTTTTTTCTTAGCCATGTTGTCCTCCTGTATTACTTACAGTATAGACAACTCGTGTGACAAAATCTTAGCTTATTTTTTTCTTTGCGAATGTCTTTATGACTGATAATGCAGCACCACCACCAGATATAGCAGCAATTTCAAGGGCTGATGCCTCTATTCCTACCATTGGGCTGATAACTAATGCACCTAAGAAGGCTTCTATGAAAGTCCATACAGCTCTCTCTAACATATCTTTTAGTTCTTCATTCATCTTATAACTCCAGGCTTCGTTCCAAGGAGTCCACCCTACATCCATCTTGAATGTACCATCTTGGTTTCTTTTTCTTTTGAATCTCTCAAACATTATGTAATAAGTCTACCTTTTAGCATTGCATTTGTTTTGATAACATTTCCATTTATCTCTTGAAGTTTTTCATATACGCTATCAGCTAGTATCATATGGTCTTTAGCTTTGTTATCTTCACCACCAAGGTTTATCTTTGTATATTCTATGGTGACATCATCACCTTTAAGTATTGCACCAGACACTTTAGGATATAGTTTCTTGTACGCATCTGCACTTGAGCCGACCATACCATTAAAGTTTACATCTAAGTCCTGTTGAGAATTTCCTAAAATGAGACACCCACTGGTATGCTCATCGTTGTTACCTTGGTGGATTAATATAAATTGGAACCCTGGTACATCTTGTAACCATAACATACCTCTATGAAAGGTAGGATATTTCTTGGTGTAACGAGAGTTAAATCCACCAACTGTTCTAAGTTTAAGTTTGTATGTGCCTTCCGGTATGCAGGTTTCGTGCATTACTTTGACTGCTTGGTACTGGTCCTCTAAAGTATAACACTCAAACTTACCATCAATAAACAGCATCCCATTAGTTGCATCCTTACCAAATTGTGTCCTGACTACTTGTAATTTCATACCTTTATCTTAGTGGCTATGGTTGTTAGCTTCAAGGTATGCCAGTCTAGTTTTTAAATCGTTAAGTTCCCACATATTATTGTTAACAGTTTGTACTTGTGTTTCTACCCTAGTCAATGAATCATTAAGGTCTTGATACTCCCACTTTTCTAGTAAGTAATATCTATCTAAATCAAACCCACCATCTCTAACTGTTTGTTCTAAGTTATATAAGTTAGCTTGTAAGGTAGCCATCTCTTCATTAAACCTACCGACATTCTGTGCAGCCATCTCTAATGATTGTATCTTTTCATACAGTACAGCTATATCATTCTGTACATAAGTGCTATCTTTAAGGGTTACAAATTCATACTCAATATTATTCATCCTGTCATCAATACCGGTAAGAGTTATAAGTACAGCGTTAAGAGATTGAATACCTGCACCAACAGAGGACATAAGAGCTATACCTGTTACGACTAGACCAAGATTATCTTTAAGTTTTTTAAACATTACTTACCTATCGGACAAGTGTTGCACATACCAGTACATAAACCACAAATCATTTAGCCACCTATCTTCCAGATTATCTCTGTAATCTCTGAATCAATATTTTGTATGATGTTCAATACATCACTAAGTTTGCTGTTTGAATT